CCACACCCAGCCATTCAAAATCCATCCACAGAATCTGCGCCTTACTGGGGTCCAGTGTTAAACCGCTCGGACCTGTTCCATCTAACTTGTCCCCATTCCACGACGATTGGTTCACAGTTCGCACGTCGCTTGGAGTGCCGGGAGTAGGCGTCGAGTTAGAACGCAAAACAAAGGAATACGTACCGTCAACGCGTTGGAAAAACACGCCGTTACTGTCGTTGTAGTACCCCACCCGTTGAGTCAAATTAAGACTCTGGCTGCTGTCCATCACAAAGGTGGCTAAAACCAGTAGGCCCTTGCCCGGCTGGTACGGGAACGAACGATACGTCTGTCTTTTAACAGACCCTACGCCTGCGCCAGTTACCTCCATCTTGATCGCGGCTTCATTTGACAGGTAGGTGGTAGTCCCGGTGCCCGTCGTTACCACGTCAAACTGGTTATCCGCAGCGTATCGGTTTTGACTGTCAAACAACGTATAAGGCTCGCTGACGCGTAGTCGTCCAAACGCATCCGTATTCGTGCCACCAATTGATACAGGAATCGTCATGCCAGTATCATCCATAACACCACCACCAGCTTCGTACCATGTAAAGGCAGCATCTTTGTCTTCCGTAACGACAGGCGAATACGTGTTGTTTAACTGCAGAATAACCTGTTCAAGAGAGCGAACAAGCTGGTTAAACTGCTCCGGGCTGTACTGCTGCGTCGCTGCGTTGGGCAGACGGACGTTAGTGATCTTACTCATCTCAAGCCATCCGGCTGTATGTCAACGCGCAACGTGCCATAACGCCAGTTGTCATCTACCTCGTCACTCTCAATCCGTAAACTGATCTGCCGCCCACGCGCGCGCGTGTCCACCTTCTCAGTGTTCGGAGCGATCACATACGGGTCTAACGAACTAGGCGCGGCTGTGGACTGCGGGTAAGACCGCAACAGCAAATGCACTGTCAAGTCGCCCACCTGATTCTTAAAGTCAGGGATAAACCGACGCATGTACATCATATTGTCGCCGTCACCGATGTCAAAGTAACCCGACTTAATGAATGACGTAATCGCTGCACCTTCGCCATTCACACCGTCCTCTTGGTTGTAGACACGCGTACGTCCCGCAGTCAAACCGTAAATCGTCGAGATCGTCGGCGCAGTGCTGTTCTGCATAAAGTTCGTCGCAAGCGGCTTTACAAAGGTGCCAATATCAGTCCACGCCGTACGAGACAAGGTGCCTATCGACCAGACATTCTCCAGATAGTTAAACGTCACAAACCGGTTGATGTAGTCAGTGCCTAAAGCGCAGTACCACCACGTTACCTCGTTAAACTGCGAGTTAACGCCAACGTGGAACTTCTCTTTTTGCGTCAGATTGATGTCCTTAAAGACGTAATCCTGCACCGTGCAAGGCATCTTCTTGACCGTACCGTCAAAGACGTAAAACGCCTCTGTTCCCATCCAAAACGCCACACCGTTTACGTCCGCTGCTGCGTGAGGCGCGAGGCATCCACAGTTAGCACCTAGCTGCTGAAAGCCAAACGTGTACGGAGGGCCGACATACTGCATGCCGTGCAAAGACGTGTCGGTGAAAATCAATATCTGACCACGAGAACGCACTGCGGTGATGATCTCGCTACCGTCAGTGAGCCGTTGGCCCCCGGCAGTGTTCGTGACACTCTCGGTAAAGACAGAAATGTCCTCTTGATTCGAGAATCGTACAAACATCGGGTCCTGCGTCGGGGGCGAACCCACTACGCTCTCCGTGCCAAAACAGACCAAATGCCGGTCTGGCGTCGATACCAAGGCATATTTGCTCTTGGTCGGCGCACCAGCAATCGCTAACACCCTGTCGTTAGGTGCGCTTGTGTCAAACAGGTAAATACCGCCATCGGCAATCTGGCAGATTACATCCTCGCCGTAGTTGTCGAACTGCCAGACACGTGAGCTCAACGACAAGCCTGCAGAGGCAGGACGTGGCGTACCCCACGTAGACAAGCTCCACGTACCAGTGCCCCAGCCATAGTCAAAATAGCTGATGTCCGAGCCCGTATTGATCTGATACGCGCCTACGACGGACGCACCACCGTTACCCGAATCAGAGCCGGTGGCCGTGACACCTACTTGAATGGTGTAAGTATTTACGCCAATGATTTCTTGAATTTCAAACTCGGCGTTTAAGAAGGCTGCAGTAACCGCACCCCCCAAACCAGCTGCGCCGCTGAAGGTGACAAAGTCCCCTCGAATCGCACCGTGTGCAGCGTCCGTAACCGTGACAATGTTGCTGCCGGTTGTCGCGGCAAACGTCACCCCGCCCGGGGGCGTTGTTGCTCGCAAAGGCGTGACATCCGTCCATGTACCGCCGTAAAAGCCATAAAGCTTCTTGTTCGTACCCACGAGGACGTGCGGAGCGCCGGATAGATCATTCCACGTGTGGACATCACTAGACATACCAACAAGGTACGCATTGTTTTCGGCGAACGAAGTCCAGCCGCCTATCTTTTCTGGCAGTCCATAACGAAAGCGGATGTAATCACCATCGATCCATCCGCCCTCTGCGCCGTATTCGGTATTCTGCTTGTCGATACCGGGCTTTAGCGCCAGTCTAAAATATGCCATGTTTTTTATCCTGCTTAGACAATAGGCCTACCATCAGTCCCCATGCGATCACTTGCCTCTTACGGCTTCGTATTGGCGGTAGCACTGCTTGAGGGCGAACCTGAGCTCATCGGCTTCTCCAGCGAGCCGGATAAGAAATTCGCTATCCGATCGGTAAAGCTCTTTTCCGGTACAGCCGCCTGATCCAACACCGGAGGCACCGGACACGGAATCGCCTTGGGCGGGGCGCTCATTCCTGTCGCGCAAGCTGTTAGAAAGAGCGGTAGCACGAGCATTAACATTCCTGATCTCAGCATCTTTTTCCCTCCGCAGCCTGTCCGCCGCCTCCTGCATATCCTGCTCGCGTTTCCTAGCTTCTTCCTGCCCTTTGGCGTAGGCCGCATACTGCTCAGCCTTCTCCTTGTCCCACGCCTGTTGGACCTCGGCTTTACCCGCGATATTGCCTTTATAATACCCGCCCCCAGCCGCTGCGCCAACAGCTAACACAAAGGCCAGTATTACCCATGGATTCATCATTTTGGCGGGACTTTCGTACCATCCAATTTTTTATGGACTTTGATCTCCTTGCAGACCTGCACCTCTTTACCCTTCTTGTCCTTCTGGGTGTTGCAGACCTTCTTGGTCTCCGCTGCGTGAATCTGGAACGCCAAAACAGCGCTTAACAAAACCGTAAGAGCCATGCGTAGATAGATAAACATTAGTTGATCTCCGGATGAGGTGGTTGCTGGGGTGCAGGTTTACCGCCATAGCCTGTAGCTACAGGCGGCGCTGAACTGATTGGGTCAATCGATGGCTCTACACGCGCAACAGGGGCATGCGTAGGTGCCGGTGCCTTAGGACCAATAGGCGGCACAGGCTTATCTTCCCGATCTTCCTTGATAGACAACCCCGGCGGGATGAACTGCTGGACCGCGTCCTTGCCCTTAACCGCCAAAAGTGTTGCCAAGCTGCCAAGTATGTATTTTGACATGTCGGACAAGATTAGAAAAAACTGTTTGTCCGCTGGGGCCATCCCCGTCATGGGCTGTGTTACGAAAACGACACTATAAAGTGACACGCCCACCATGATGATCACGGTGCAGCAAAAGGTGAGGGCAATACAAAACTTAATTACTGCATCGTGCTGTTCCTGCGTCAGCGCAAGGAACTGGCTTATCAGTTTTAGCGGGTTCATACGGTTCTACCTTTGCGTCTTCAGGTTTAACAAGTTGGTCTGGGCAAGTACCCGTGGACGAACAATAGGGCCTTTTGCACTGCTTCTTTTCCCAGTTCTCTGGGTCCTGACACTCGTATCGATAGCGATCACACCCACTAAGCCAAGCGAGTATCAGAACCAAACATATTGAGTGCCACTTCATAGTGATGCTCCCTATCTGCCAATCCAATATAGCCACCGTTGATCGCCTTGGTCAAACCCTTGAAGTCGTTGCCGTCCACAAAGCGATTCAACTTATTCGTCTCCCAGAACCAACACGCACTCTGCGCTGCGCCTTCAAACGTCTCTAGGTACTCCGACGCCTGCTCAGGGGTCATGTTAAGCGACGCACCAAACCAAAAATAATTATCCTTGCCCGTCAGCTGGAGGATGCCTCGTCCGCGAAATTTATGCCCCTCTTGGCTGTTTTCATTGCCGTT